GTATTTTACGTCGCACCTACTCAGGGACAAGCCAGAGACATCATGTGGCAAACCTTGCTTGAACTGGGACACCCTGTTATCGCTGGTAGTCACATTAATAATCTGCAAATTAAGCTTGTCAACGGTGCTACCATTAGCCTCAAAGGTGCCGACAGACCAGAAACAATGCGAGGTGTCAGCCTCAAGTTTCTAGTCATGGACGAATACGCTGACATGAAGCCAGAGGTATTTGAGCAGATCTTGAGACCTGCCTTGGCTGACCAAAAGGGATGTGCAATGTTTATAGGCACACCTATGGGAAGGAACCACTTTTACGAACTATACAAGTATGCGGAACTGGATGATGACCCTACGTACAAAGCTTGGCATTTTACATCTTACGATAATCCTTTACTTGACCCGTCAGAAATTGATATTGCTAAACGCAGTATGTCGAGCTATGCGTTCCGTCAAGAATTTATGGCGTCGTTTGAAGCTCGTGGGTCAGAGTTGTTTAAAGAGGACTGGGTCTCTTTTAGCGAAGATAAACCTGAAATAGGAGATTACTACATTGCCGTTGACTTGGCAGGCTTTGAAGAAGTCAACAAAAAGAAGACGAAGAGTTCTAAGCTTGACGAGACAGCGATTGCCGTGGTTAAGGTCAGCGAGCATGGTTGGTTTGTTGACAATATCATATACGGTCGATGGACACTTGACGAAACAGCAGCTAAGATATTTCAGGCCGTTAGAGATTACCGTCCCGTGTCGGTTGGAATCGAAAGAGGTATTGCTAAGCAGGCTGTAATGTCTCCTCTGTTAGATATGCAAAAGAGATACGGTATGTTCTTTAGAGTAGAAGAACTAACCCACGGTAACAAAAAGAAGACCGACAGAGTAATGTGGGCATTGCAAGGACGTTTTGAAAACAGTTACATAACACTAAACACAGGAGAGTGGAATAGTAAGTTTCTTGATCAGCTATTTCAGTTTCCTGATCCTTTAACCCACGATGACTTGATTGATGCTTTAGCATACATCGACCAGTTAGCTAATGTGGCTTACGACTACGAATACGAAATCGAAGACCACGAAATCTTAGACGTAGTAGCAGGATATTAATATGAGTGATTTATACGAAACAGACCCGTTGATGATTGAAGAGTCAATCGAAGATTGGGTTATAACTAAATGTGAAGATTGGAGAGATTACTACGAAAGCAATTATGAACAAAGGTTTGAAGAATATTATAGACTGTGGCGTGGTCAATGGGATCCTGCTGACAGCCAGCGTGGGTCTGAGCGTTCCCGTATTATTTCTCCTGCACTTCAACAGGCAGTTGAGTCTAATGTAGCGGAACTAGAAGAAGCCACGTTTGGCCGTGGTAAGTGGTTTGATGTTTCTGACAACACGGGCGACACTGAACGTCAAGACGTACTGTTTCTTCGTAAGAAGCTTACAGAAGACTTTGAAGATTGTATGGTACGTAAGGCCGTAGCAGAATGTCTTATCAATGCTGCTGTCTTTGGTACAGGTGTTGGTGAACTTGTTATTGAAGAAATGAAAGAGATGGCTCCTGCTACTCAACCTGTGATGGGTGGAGATCTTCAAGCAGTAGGCGTTACCATGACAGAGCGTGTTAAGGTAAAGCTTAAGCCAATACTTCCTCAGAACTTCCTGATTGATCCTGTAGCAACGTCTGTAGAAGATGCCTTGGGTGTGGCTGTTGACGAGTTTGTTAGCCGTCACCAAGTAGAACTTCTTCAGGAACAAGGAGTATATCGTGACACTTATGTTGGTTCTGCCGCTTCTGATACTGACTTGGAACCTGATCAAGACTTAACTATTTATAACGACGACAAAGTACGACTTACTAAATACTACGGTCTAGTGCCACGAGAGCTTCTAAACTCCGCTGTGGGCGACGATGTGGAAGAACTAGTACCTGAAGAAGGGTCAGATTCAAAGTACGTAGAAGCCGTTGTAGTGATTGCTAACGGTGGTATTCTTCTTAAAGCAGAAGCTAACCCTTACATGATGCAGGATCGTCCTGTTGTTGCGTTTCCTTGGGACGTAGTACCCGGACGTTTCTGGGGTCGTGGCGTATGTGAAAAAGGTTACAACTCACAGAAAGCACTTGACACTGAGCTACGCGCACGTATTGACGCACTCAGTCTAACTATTCACCCAATGATGGCTATTGACGCTACACGACTTCCAAGAGGCGCAAAGCCTGAAGTACGTCCCGGTAAAATGGTACTCACCAACGGAGATCCTCGTGAAGTTCTTCAACCCTTTAACTTTGGTCAAGTTAGTCAAATCACTTTTGCTCAGGCCGGAGCCTTGCAGCAGATGGTACAGCAAGCAACAGGAGCAGTGGACTCAGCAGGAATTGCAGGTCAGGCTAACGGCGAGGCTACTGCCGCTGGCATTAGTATGTCTCTTGGCGCTATTATTAAACGTCATAAACGCACACTGATTAACTTCCAACAGTCTTTCTTGATTCCTTTTGTTAAGAAAGCAGCTTATCGTTACATGCAGTTTGATCCTGAGAACTATCCGGTAGCTGACTACAAGTTCAACGCAAGTTCTACTTTGGGTATTATTGCTCGTGAATACGAAGTAACACAGCTTGTACAGTTGTTACAGACTATGGATCGACAGTCACCGTTGTACAACACATTGATTCAAAGCATCATTGACAACATGAACTTGTCTAACCGTGAAGAACTTATTGCGGCTATGCAACAAGCTATGCAGCCTAATCCTCAAGCACAACAGATGCAACAACAAGCACAACAGTTGCAAATGCAGTTCCAGCAATCTCAGACAGCAGCACTGGCAGCTCAGGCTCAAGAGTCT